ATTAAATGAATTAGACAAGCAAACAAAGGAAGAAGAAGTTGTTTTTAATATTGAATTAAATAAACTTGAAAGTTATTAATTTTTTTTCTTATAATAATATATAAAGATAAGCGTTATATATATACATAATGACTGATATGGGTAATGGTAATAATAATAAAATTGAAAGAAAAACAACAGAGCAAATTAAGGAAGAAAGAAAAGAAAAATTAAAGGAGTATAGAAGAAATTATTATAGAGATTACTATAAAAGAAATCCTGAAAAGATTAATTTGGAAATACAAGCATCTAATAATCGCAAAAGATACAAAGAAGATGAAGAATATAGACGGCGTCAAATAGAATATAGTAGATTTTATAGGCAGATAAAAAAGAAGGAAAAGGAAGAAATCAATAAACGATTAGAAAAATTGGATATTCTTGAAAACCTGTTTAAAAATAATATAGACTTTAACAATAGTAGTATAGCAATTAAAGTATAATAAATAACTTATTTTTTTTTCTTATAATAATATATAAAGATAAGCGTTATAATTATATACATAATGAACGACAGCGAAATAAGCGAAATAAGCGAAGGTATAGTAGATACTGAAATAAATAATTTATCTATAATGGAAGATAATACCAAGTTATTTATTGTAAATAATGATAAATACCGAACGGAAGATTTAATATCCTTAAAAGTGAATGATATTATAAATATAGCAAAGGAAGGTAATATATGTATTAAAAATTTAAAAGATAAAAATAAAGATGATTTAATAAATGAATTATTGGGTAAAAAATTAGAAAATGCTAATACAACTATTAAAGAAAAAATAGATGATGCTAATAAGAAATGTTTGGAAAATAAAAAAAAATTAGAAGATAAAGAAGCGGATAGATTGAGAAAACAACTGGAAAAAGAAAAAAGGGAAAAGGAAAAGGACGAGCAAAATTTAAGGCGAAAAAAAGCGGAGGAGGATAAAATCGCAAGGGAGAATGATAAGAAGAAGAGGGAGCAGTATGAAAAAACTAAAATAATTAGAAAATATTTAACAAATGACGATGTTGAAAATACTGAACCTATTGATACTAATGACGATAATGAAAGAAAAAAATTAGAGGACAATATGCTTTACAAACCTTATTTTCAAAAGACTTTTTCAATAGACGAAATCAGTAGAATTAAAGTACAAAAACGACAAAGCGAATGTATTAATATGTTAAAGACTTTAATTAAATATTGTATTAATGATTTTAATGAAAATAGGGATTTAAATTTAAGTATTGAAGAAAAAGCAGAAGGGGATTATGAAAATAAATATATATGTAAAGCAATAATCAATAATTATAAGACATTCCCTTATCTTATTAAAGATAAGATACGCCTTTTTCTTAAAGAAAAAGAAATTGTTAAGAAATTAAAAAAATTAGATATTGATGATACTAATTTCAATTTTGATATATACGACGAGGGATATGATTTAACTAATTTTACAACTATAAAAGACAATAAAACCAATAATGTTTATGACTTTGATGGTGATGAAAAAACACTATTTAAAATAAATCAAGGAGACGATATTAATAATTATGAAAGAAAAGTAAAGGATAAAATATACAAAGCAAAAGAATACTATGATAGAAAAGCAATTTTATATATATATCATAATGCTAATACAATTGGAGATTTAATTTATAACAAAGTTAATAGTCGTAAAATTTATAAACAATCAAAAGAAGATTTTTGTAATCATCTAAAAAATCAAATGAGTATGTTGTTAAATTCCCTGACAACAACTAATAATTATCAACAAGTTTATTTTAAACCTGATAATAATTCATTAAATAGTAGAAAATATGCTATTCAACCTGTATCATATCAAAATATCATGAGGGAATTACGACATACAATAGGGCGAAATTACTATATTGATGTTGATATGCGAAACGCTCATTTTAATTTACTAAAACATTTAATCAATTCAAGAGATTATATTGATGCTGATAAATGTAAAAGTATTTTGGATTATGCCGAGAATAGGCAATTTTATATTGATGATGTAGTTAAGAAATATCCAAAGACAAATAAAGATATTGTAAAACAAGTTTTCTTATCTATGTTGTATAACGAGGATTTAGATAAATATGATTATTCCAAATGCGAATGGTTTAAAAACTTTATAAGAGAGTTTAAATATTTACAAGATTGTATATATGAAGCAGATGAATTCAAAGAGCATATTGATAATACTAATAAATCAATAGAAGAGAAAATAGAGAGGTTTAATAAAAAAGATATTAGATATGACGAATTAGATGATTTTAATATTTTTAAAAAAGATAAAGGAGAAGATGGTTTAAGTAATAATATTAAAGGCAAAGTATTAAGTCGCATTTTACAAGAGCAAGAAAATATTGTTTTAGAATGTTTAGTTAAGTATTTAGATGATAAGGGTATTAAATACTCATCATTACAATACGACGGATTACAATTACTATTGCCTAATAAATATAAAGAATTTACAAATAAATTAACAGACTTTCAAAAGAAACTAAAATTAGATGATAAGTTATTATATGATATTGTTAAGCATATTAAAGAAGAATTGAATATAGATATTGATTTTCATTATAAAGAATTAGATGAAGGAATTGAATTGCCGAAAGAGTATGAATATAGTTATGAAAGAGAATATATTGTTAGAGATTATAATGAAACTGATATTGCTGATATTTTTATAAAAGCAAATAGACATATCATTAATATTGATGTTGAAACTGATGACAGATATATTAAAAGAAACGATGTATGGGTTAATAAAATAAAAAAATTTAAAGAGTTTAATATTAATATTCTAAAAAACATGAATATTTATATTTTGGGTGAAAAGTATGATGAGATACTTGGTGGTTATTATTATAAAAGCGGTAAAATGTCAAATGATAGTTATGATAAACTTATAAAAAAAATAAATAAATACAATATCAATTCCAAGTTTGATAAAATGGAAAGTATAGTAAAAAATATTGCTTTACGAGATGATTATGGAGATAGTGATTTTGTTTATAAATTAAATAATTCAACAATAGGAAAATTATGTTTTAACGATGGAGTTTATTTTATGAAAGAAAAGATTTTTAAGAAATATCCTGTCCCCGAAGTTGTTTCAACTATTAAATTGCCTTATAATTTTCCAAAAAAAACAGAAAAAACGATTAAGTTTATGAATACTATATACAATCTATTTATTGGAGCGTTTCATGACAACGATGCTGATTTATTTAATACCTCTTTAAAAATTCATTCCCGAACTATTGGAGGGCATTTTAGAGATAAATATTGGACTTTGGAGTATGGCGAAAGAAATTCTGGAAAGGGTTGCGTTCAACTTTTATTTCAAAAATCTTTTAGTTGCTATGTTTTTGAATTAGCATACGACCGAGTTTGTAATAATCAAACATCAAGCGACGCATCAAAAGATAATTATTGGTTAGATGATGTTAGATGGAAAAGGTTTGGTTTCGTTAGTGAAATTCCCCCTGATAAAATTGGAAATGGTACTTTTATAAAATCATTTGCGTCGGGCGGTGATACTAAAACAAGCAGAAATTTTGGAAGTGACTTACAAAAATCATTCATTCCTCATTTCGCCCTAACTATATATTGTAATGGTTTTCCAAAAATTCAACCGAGAGATTGCTTTGATAATTGTAATCTTATTAGAACGCATTATGGATTTAATGATGATAAGGTTAAAGAGGGTAATTGTTTGTATAAAAATTTAGTAAAACTTGAAGGTTTAGACCCCAAGGATTATATTATAAAATACGAAGAAGATTGTAGAGATGCTTTCTTATGGTTAATATTGGATAAATATGAAGATAATAGAATTGTTAGAATTCCTAAAATGATGGAGTTGTTAGAAAAAAATGATGAAATATATAATCAAACTGATATAGTTAGTATAATAAATGAATATTTTGAAAAAGCAGAAGATAGTACAGATAATAGATTAACTAAAAACGATATTTCAGTTTTTAAAAAGAATTTATATACCAAAGGTGATAAGCAACTTGGTATAATGAAAGATGGTGAAATTCTTGAAAAACTTACTAAATTATATGATTATAAAAAACAAAGATGTAAGGGTAATGAAAATAAACCTTGTTATTGTTTTACTGGAATAAAAATCAAAAGCGAATATTTGAAATATTTTAAAGGTGGATTTATTGAAGACGAAGAAGTTACAAATGAAGTATTAGATTATATGATAGTTAATAAAAATGAAAATAAAGAGATTATAGTAAATGAGATTGTAGATAATGAGATTGTAGATAATGATATTGTAGATAATGATATTAACTTTCCAAAATATATAGTTCCAAAAAAGAGAGTATCAAAAAGTTAAGGGGGGTTATACTGATAATAAGAATAAGAATGTTCCAAAGAAAATGATATGATAATAATGTAAAACGGGTTAATGTTCCATAAAAAAATGAAGAGTGGAACAAATGTTCTATTCATGTTCCGCAAATGTTCTATTTTGGTTTTAGAGCATTTTAGTAAAAGGGAATTTATAATATGATAAAAACGGCATTAGAAAAACCGAATGTTCTAAATGTTCTATGTTCCATGATTTTAGACCCCCTCCTCTGGAAAAAATATTTTTTTTTTTTTTTTTTTTTTTTAAAAATTAAAAAAACATACCCTCCCCCCCCCTCCTTGCCCGTTTTTAGATAAGTATATATAAATCCCATATATGCTTATCATATTCATAGTATCTTTAATAAAATAACCTAATATCTATACTTATTATATTAGTATAAAAACGGGGGGTAGGGTATGTTTTTTTTGATTTTTTATTTTTTTTTATTTTTTTTTTAAAAAAAATATTTATACTCTAATTATTAATAGAACATTTAGAACATTTAATAAATAGATAATAAAAAAGAGATAAAGATAAAGAAAACAATAAGAGAATGGTAAGAAGAGAAATGTTCCATAGATTTAGAACATTTGGGGAACATTTGGAACATTTTATAAAAAGAGAATAGAACATTTATTACAAATAAGATGTATATGATAAGGGAACATAATATAATTAAATGGAACATAAAGCATATTCATAATAACATCAATAATATTCAAATGTATATAGTTGAAAATCAATCAATTTCGCCAAAAATCATAGGTATATGTCTAAAAACGCCAAAATTTAAAGAATATGGTAAGGATTTAACAATAAACTAAAAAAATAATACAGCATTTTATATAACATAAAAAAAGGGATAATATATTTCAAGAAAAAAGAGAGTACATAATTGCTATTTATCTTTCATTTTATAAACTTTTATATTTTCAATAGTTTTTATAGATTATGTACTCATTTTGCTCTTTGTATTAAAATCTTAAATTATATATAGAGATGCCTAAAAAGGGTAGTAATTTTAATACCGAAAAATTTAGAAGATTTGAAGTAAGCAACTTTAATATGTCTATTGACCCGACATATTCAGGGGTAGATGTAGTAAATATCAAACCAAAATCGCAACATTTCCATACTAAACTCCCAGTATTTAGCAAAAAAACAAGAAGGATAGGGTAGATACTTAATATTATTTTTACAAGTTACTTATAT